ACGACTTTACGTTGGACCACATGGACAAGACGTTAGCCTTCTCGCTGACGTACGACTGGGTAGGCGGGGGATTGGAAGCACCGGTTGCACCGGGCGTGGTGGACATCATCATGAACGGGCATTCGCTGATTCCAGGGATCGACTACATTGAGAACTTCCCACGTTACGTAATCACCAACAAAGCGTACCTGGTTTCCGGGCCGCAGAAGTTTACCATCCGTGCAACGGGCTGGGGTACTGTGGATTTGAAACCACAACCGGCTAACGAATACGGCTGGGTGACACGTGAGCACATCAGTAACAACCATGTCTACAACCTGCGTGACGACCGCACAGTGCGCTGTGTGATTGCTGGGCGTATCGTACGACGTGAAGACCTGGTGTATGCGGAAGATGTCCCAACCCCGTCTGACCTCGATCCAAGCTACAACGGTCAACCGTATTACATTGGCAACATCATGGCTTCTGTGCGTAACGTAGACCCTTACGAAACGTTCCCGTTGCGTGACAAGTCAATGGATCTGGATAACCGCTTGTCGGCGTTCTTGACGTCAATTTATCCACAGCCGGATTTGGGTGACCCGAACTTCATTCAGCAGAAGTACGTGAACTACTCACCGCTGTTGCAGAAACTGATTTACGATCTGAAACTGGGCTTCCTGATACTCCCGTCTGCGGGCTGGGGTTCCGATGAGAAACTGGATAAGATCCTGGAGCCGTATAAATGGTGGTTGGATTTCGATCCGTGCACCAAAGAGATGGACTGGACGTATGTGTTCGTTGAACCGCACAACCAGCCTGGCACGTTAACCGTGACCTCTCTGCAATACGACTTCCTGAATCGGGTTATTGATCTGTATCTGAACAAGCGCACAACCTTGTCTGGATACTTAACCATTACCGCAGGATAATCTGATGAGTGATTTACTGAGCCAAGCCTTTGCGACAACGACGACGCTTGCTGCATCGTTGAAGCCGATTCTCCCGGGGGCGAATGACGCAATCCGCTTCTGGGATATTCGCAACATCTATAAAGGCCCCGCATTCATTCAGGAAAATGGCTACTACGCCTACGTTCCGAAAGAAGGTGACTGGGTCATTGACAAAGACAACGGGTGGTTCTATGTTGCCCACGTCGGCATGGAAGGGGAGAACCTTTCTACACTGATTCCGTGGGACGCACCTACCCATGTGGGTATCGGTGACGATGATCTGATTCTGCTGGGTGACATTTCCCGTTACACCAGTGAGTTCATCATCTGTGCTATCGACTACTCACAAATGCCACCGGTCATGACCGTGGACAACCGCATCCAGGCATACGGCAGTAACGTATCGTCTGCGAAGATCTTCCTGCACAACGACATCAGCCCAACGGGCACCGTCGTGAGCTGTCAGTACGACAACTCCGGGAATATCGTCAGCGATGAAATCCCACTGGAACTCGTGAAGTTTAACGACTCCCGTAACATCGCTGTGCGGGTACCACTGCCGTGTCACTGTTCGAAGAACCTGCCTGATGGGGAAACCCTGATGCTGGTCTTCTACGACAAGAACGGTGGCGCGATCATGCCTGCGTATCGTCTGGTTGTTCAGAACACGGCATTTGTGCGTCGCTCTGAACTGGGTCAGAAATACGTGAAAGGTGTTCAGCTGTTGTCACCGTTCCTTAACAGTAACGATCCGGAGCTGCTGGAGATTCCTGTCTCTATCCGTGATCTGTCTGCTGTTGAATTCCGTGCACGTGTGTGGTACAGCAACAACGACTACGTGGATTGGACTGTTGACGGTGAGCGTGTGGTGTTAAACGGTGTGCGGGAATACATCCCGACCATCGTGGGGCAACAGGCCAGCCTGACCCTGACGTACTTCCTGAACGACAACGAACAGGCGGTGTCGTCTAACCCGGGTGAGAAACCACACGTCGACCAGAACTACCGTATCCGTACAACCGAAGCGGTTGGTGCTTACGCGCCGAAACTGTACGGTTATCCGGTGTGGGTCAGTGATGCTGTGGGCTGGAAGATGACCTGGTGGCTGTATAACCTCGATCGTCAACTGGCGTACGAAGTCACCGACAAGGTGGAACTGGCAACGAACTCGCCGGCCTTCGATGGCAAGAACTATGGTCAGACGCAACATCTGTCTTACGCCATTACCTTGTCCTCGGTGGACAGTCGCTGGAAACCATTCCGCCATGTTCAGAATATCGATCTGGTATTGTATGGTGCGCCAGGCCCAACCACCGGTACAGACTGGACGGTAGGCTTCGACCCAGGTCAGACTCCGTTGTACGGCCCTAACCTCGTTTGTAAGATCACTGGCACGTCTGCTTCGGCACGTACGGTTAAGATCGACAGCGGGATTGCGAACTACGACGAATGGTTGGAACAGATGTTCTACAACACGCGTCCATTGCGTGCGATTGCATCTGAATCCAAAGCACCGGCACCAACCCACTTCGAGATCTATGTGGACGCTGCTCACGTTTACCGTTATCCGGTAAGTCAGTGGAATGCGTCGCTGACGGTCGGTGCGGTTCTGTCACTTGGGCAGAACGTGTACGTGAAGTGGCTCAAGACCGATGCGGGCAACATTGAACTGCAGCTGGGTATTTCTGCGCTGACGGTGAAATAATAACTGTACGGTGACTGGGGGCTTCGGTCCTCAGTCCCGTGCTTTCTTTTAAGGAACGTGTTTTATGATACTGTATGGTAATGATTGGTGTAAGTACCGTATTATGCCACACGTCCACTACGAGACAAAGAACGAAAGCTTCCTTAAGGTTGCAAAGAAGCTGCACGACATGGGAGTGAAGAACTGCCTGTTCATGCTGTCCTTGTTTAACAAGTCTCTGATCGATGTGGACCCCTACGATCCTAAATTGACGGATGAACAAAAGCAGGCTATCGCCATAGAGTGCAGTATCAACTTCTGGTACTTCATCCGTGAAGTTATTCGTATTCGTGTACCTGGCCAGGCTGCAGGTATCCGCTACATCGCCAACCGTGGGAACATGGCGCTGAGCTGGTTATACCTGGCACACATTGACGTCTTCCTGATCCAGCCACGTCAGACCGGTAAATCGGTATCGACGGACTGTATCATGTTGTGGTTGATGTACTTCGGTAGCCGCAACAACAACATCTCCCTGATTACCAAGGGTGACCTTCGTGCAGAGAACATCAAGCGTCTGAAAGCGATGCGTGACTTCCTGCCGGGTTACCTGATCGTACGTGACCGTCGTGACCCAGACAACTCCGAGTGGTTAGGTTACGCTGCACTGAAGAACGCTTACAAAGCAGCGATTGCACAGGGTAACGAAACTGCAGCAAACAACCTGGGTCGTGGTATTACTACTGCGACCATCCACATCGATGAAGGTCCGTTCTTGTCATTTGTTGACATCACCATCCCAGCGGCACTTAACGCCACAACCACGGCACGTCGCTATGCTGAACTGAACGGGACCCCACACGGTAACATCTTTACTACTACGGCAGGTCGTCGTGACTCGCGTGAAGGTAAATACTTCTACGGCATTCTTCAGGATGCGGCAGTCTGGAACGAAATGTTCTATGACTGTGTAGATTTCCGTGATCTGTCTGAAACGATCATGAACAACTCAGGCTCTGAGGCACCGTCTGTCAACATCACGATGTCTCACCGCCAGTTGGGTTACACTGACGAATGGTTACGTAAAACCATCGCACAGAACAAGAACGACAAGGAGTCGGCAGAACGTGACTTCCTCAACCGCTGGACTTCAGGTAACCTGACGTCTCCCCTGTCGATCGCACTCAACGAAAAAATCAACGCTTCGCAGCGTGAGGTGGTGTATACCGAAATCACGAAGCAGAAGTATATCGTTCGCTGGTATATCTCGAAAGAGGATATCGAATACAACAAAACCGCAACGCATTACATCATCGGGATGGATACCTCCGACGCAACGTCTACCGGGGACAGCAACACCATCGTCTTCCGTGACATTCGCGACATGGGCACCGTGGCCACGATGAACTTCCGTAACACCAACACGATCAACATCCAGAACATGGTTGCGGATCTGCTGGAGCAACATCCAAACTCCACGTTCATTCCTGAACGTAACCGTGCACAGTCACTGATTGACCATCTGCTGATTGAACTGCCGCGTCGTGGTATTGATCCGTTCAGACGTATCTACAACACGCTGGTTGACGATCAGACGGTACGTCGTATGGAATTCATGGAGTTGGTGAATACACCGCTGGGTGCGCGTACGCAGGAGTTCTACGATTCCAAACGTACTTGCTTCGGATTCTGGACTGGTTCACAATCGCGTCCTATCCTTTACGGTCGTATTCTGCAAGAGTGTGCGAAACATACCGGGTACGTCACACGTGATAAAGAGCTTATTGATCAGATCATGGGCTTGGTGGCGAAGAACGGGCGTGTGGATCACAAATCAGGCGGGCACGATGACTTGGTTATCGCGTGGCTGTTGGGGTACTGGTTCATCACCGATGCACGTCATCACGACTGGTACGGTATTGATACCCGTAAAGTAATGGCGATCACAGAACAGGCACAGGGTTACTCTGTCGAGGAACAAGCGTGGCTGGATTATCAGGCGCGTATGCGTGATGAGTTGAACTCTGTCATGGAACAGCTCAAGTCTGCAACGAACCAGATGATCATCTCGCGTTTGGAACAACAACTGCGTAATCTGAAAACCCAGATCGTGGATATGGGCAATGATGCTATGACGGTTGACCAATTGTTACTGGAAGCGAAAGAAGCACGTCAGCTGAAAGCGCGTACCGGTCGACAAACAACTCCACCGCAAAACATCGGCGCACGTCCGAAAACGCGTCGGTATCATCAGATGTTCTACTAATCGGTATTTTGTGACATGGGTCGCCTACCATATAGACTCGTGTCACAATTTATCCATCAGTGATGTAGGTAATGAAACAAGAAGAGTTTCGTATCCTGACTGATCTGCTCCGCCGTTATGAAACGGAGGTTCCTCCTGGTGTTCAAACAACCCTGGGTTTGGATCTGTCTGAGCGGATCATTCATAAGGTTCGTAATATGGTCAATATCGCCCCAGGTATTCCAGATACCCAGTTCCTACAGGAAATGGAAAACATCGGTTATCCGTTGCTTCCATTGCAGCAGGATCTCGTGTCGGTGTACCTTTATGGTATCAATACCACTAAAGGCCTTATCCATATTCAAACCATCGGCGTGGCCGCATGATCTTAATACCGACATAAAGGAGAGGAGCTTACGCCCCTCTCCTCTTATGCCGATTTGTTATTTAAACGACTTCACGATCCACTCTTCCAGACCGCGAGCAATGTCCAGCATCTGGCAGCGAGCAGAGAACAGCGGACGACCAAAGTAGTCGTTGATGTTCTCGCAGTGCGCGTAGTCCCAGAAATCATCCGCCCCAGGCCAATCATCACGGGTCTGATGGAACAGGTCGAAGAAACCAAGATCAGACCACATTGTTTCACAATCGTCATCGATAGTGATGAACGCGGCAGTCAACTTCTTGAGCAGCTCAACGGCTTTACCGTATTGCTCTTTGCTCAGTGAGTTAAACTCATGATCAGCACCGCCCTTAACTCGTGGGATGTACTTGATCTCTTTGCTCAGGGCCATGAATGGTGA